TTACCGTAAAAATGCCAAAAATAATTGTAAATCTGACAGATACACAGATTCGTGCAGCTGTAAATTCACATAAAAAGTTATCAACCAAGGTTCAAATTGTAAGTTTTCGGCTTTTTTTGCACTAATTTGTTTTTTATTTTGCACTTAATATTTTGCAGCTATTCTGCACTAAACTTAGAAATGAATAAGCACTCATTAGATGATTCTAACGAGTGCTTAGAGATAGACTTAACTAATTACTTGAATAGATCTTTTACAGCGTTATAAGCCGTTTTAATTTGATCAATAAAGGTTGAGGTAAGCTGCTCATACACATCCCAATTATGACCAAGATCAATGACTAGGCTTTTAATAAATGCTAATACAGCTTGTTTCTTCGCAGTACCTGTTAGCGCAGCTTGAACTTCAACAGCATCCATCGCATTTACAGTAGTAAGCACACCAATTGCTACAGTCGCAATACTTAAAGACTTTTGAGTCACATTCAAATCTTCTTAAAACTTGATAAAAACAAATAATGAAAATTGAATGTAGACTCGTGCCTCCTTTGAATCTTTTAAACTGGTTTAAAACCTATTTGACTGTCACAGTTGTACTAAAGGATTGATGATTTAAAAGCCCATCTCTTTTTGATTCCAGTTCAACCCTTAAAGGGTTCTCCACATTTGGTACGAGAGTAGCTGTAGCATCTGCCGTGTATAGCTTGAAGCCATTAAATGAAGCTGTAGGCGTGAAAACACCAACATTGGGACACAACACTAAATCTGGTGTAGCATTGAAGCTTGGATTGAATATGTCGCTGGTGGATTTATTATCAAACATTAACGTTACTTTTCCGGATGCAGCATCACGTGTCACTTTAAAAGTAAAATATCGATCAGGCCTCCAATCAGCATCTATACCAGCTGTCAGGCTTAGGACAACCGTTTGAGCTTGTGGCAATTCGTAATTACTCAGAATGACTTGATATTGATTGAAGCTCAGTATCATAGAGTCAGTAATATTGAAAATGACACCTTCATGACACTTTACACGACCTTCAATAATGAAGCTCTTATCCTTTAAATTTAGAATTTCCTGCGATTCTACGACCAGAGCCGGGCGATTAAAGTACGCTACAGAATCACCGTTTGCTTGAATATCAGGCTTAGTTACAACCATATCAGATGCGGTAAATGCTGCTGGGTTAGTCGAAACATCATTAAAGGTATGACCGCCATCAATACCAGTCATCGGTAGCAGAAGAACAACATTACTCCAATACGGATCGTTAGATCCTGTCATAAATGGCTGAGGTGTATAGTTTGCATTGTAACGCCCACCATTACGCTTTGTGATTCTCAAACCATTCAAAGCAACTTTACTACCATGATGAATATTGGGCGAAAGGTTTAGGCGTAAGCCACATGGATAACCTTGAGATAAAATATCCAGTGTTCCAGAATGACGTTCAATACCTTCTACGAAAATTTTGATTAAGCCCTGAGTAATCTCAGTGCCACCAATAATTTCAGTGCCAGCCTCTGTACACTGAATCGCAATATCATAATAGCTATCAGGACTTAGATTTTCTGCGGTGAATGTGATGACAGTAGTCTCTGACTCTGTACTCCCAATCAACCGTTGACCTACAACCTCAATGATTAGTTTATCGTCATAAGGCTGTGCACTAATCAAGTAATCGATACTGATATTTTCACTTGGATGTCTATCGTGCTGAATATGCATATAAATGATATTAGGCTGGTCATTTAAATAGTCTCCAGCCACAGCTGTTTTTAAACGAAACTCAATACAGTGATCCTCACTGTAGATATCCAGCTTTTGATATTCATTAACGGTTTGCAGAATAGCTGCATCAAAAAATGCACTGCTTCCACCGGTTGCGTCCGTGTCTGTTTTGATGAGCGTATTAAAGTTATTCATGACAGGGAAATGGTTTGCAGAATTGTCTGCGAAAGCAGCACTACCATTCGCTCCAGTCATTGGAATATCTAAAACTGTTTCCATTTCACCATCAAAGATCCTTGGAATTGGCCAAGTAAGGTTCGTTACATTTAAGTCTAACTTCTCAAAAATTTTAGTATTTGATGCATCAAAAATACGAAGGTTATAAGTCGTGTTTTCTTCAGCTGATGCTGCTACATCAATGAAGCTGGGTGTACGATCTGTTTGAAGTAATCTGTTGCGATGAGACCAACTCAGTGCTAAATCACCACTAATTTCTGCTGGATAATAACTTTCATTTATTTTGACATTTGCAGGTGGATAAGGCCTTTGCATGCGCTTATTCATTGTCATATTAAGCTCTGGTGCTAAGCTTTGACCTAAATCACCTTGTGAAGTATGCGTAATCAGCTTGAATTTCAGCTGAGAGTTTGAATTAAACAAGCGATCAGCAACATTTGATACATCACTGTAGACCATAATCTGAGAACCTTCATCATGTACCATTGGCACTGTATCAATGCATCCTCTTGCGAGTGTCAGCGTGTTAGTGAGGTAATTAATCTCATCAATTCTGACAATTTCAGCGTTGATGAATGCTCGGTCTCCAATATTGATATTGCTGATAGGCTCAACCAAATTACATTCCACAGTATTTGCAGTTTGAGCAATCACATTCGAAATGCTCGAGATAAAAGAAAAGTCTCCAATGCCAAGATCTTCAAATGCTGTCTCAGATTGGGTTTTTCCTAAAATTGTAAAATCCAGTTGTAATAGGGTTGGTTGTTCCGCAATTACCCCTACATAGCCTTGGTCAGTCATTGATTTCAGCTCATTTACCGTAAATTCTGACAATAACTCAGCAAAGGGAATTTCATATAAATACTGGTTGGCAACAGGCTTAGGGTCAAAATTAGGTGGTTCCCATAAGCTTGGTTGATCTTGAATAAAATTGGTAGCAGGTAAGCCAAAGACATCCTGAACAGCAGTTACAGTAATTTCTCCATTTGTAACGCTATCATGAGCAACTCTAACGGCACGAACCACAATTGAGCCAATCCCACGTTCAGGCAATTCCAGTTTAAATACGGATGCAGGTTGTAAAGTATAAGCACGTCGGTCTAATACGACTTTAAATCGCTTCAATCCACTTTGCGCGATCTTCATATCTCGTGCTGCAATACGTCCAGCAAGCTCTACAGTCGGAATACCGGTATAGGTTTTATTTTCAAGAATGATGCCATGGCGTTGAATTGCTGCTAGGTTTTCTGCACGAGCCGGGCGGGTTTCATTGGTGATGGGATCAACGTAAGAAATAATGGTTTGATTGGTGACCAAATCATTAGATGAGTTGTTATCTTCTTCTACACGCAGCAAACCGGTATTGAAGTTAAAACTCGGCAATGTCGATACATCATAGTTATCTCTGATTAGGTCTAAACGCCATAGCCCTGTTAGACGATCCACTTGCATTGCCGCACCAATATGATCCAATACTTCTTGAATAAAAGCATGAATATTGTCTTGTCGACGCCATGCTAAGCATAGCCCAAAACCTTCACTAAAAAGTTGATCTGCGACAGCTTTAAAGCTTGCAATATCAATCTGACTTGATGAAAAACCACGTCCCCAAGCTCGGTTGGTTTGCGCTTCATAAATGATATGAGCTGGGTTCATGGCTTTAATTGTGTTGTCTTTGAGCCAGATGGTCGCTTTTTCTGGATACCACACAGCTCCATCCCAACCAGACGTAGTACGTCGTACTCGGAATGACCAGGGTTTAGGATAAGGCGAGTTTGAACAAATTTGCCCATCATAAAAAAACGTCACACAGCCACGATATGCGGGAACTGCGCCAAGCATCGCTTGGAGTTCTGGTAGCGCTGGTTGATCTGCTGCACCACGCATAATCGTCAGTTTGCCGACAATACCGCCTTCAGCTTCATCTCCACCAAACAAATTGGGCTTATTAATACTAATACTGCTTTGATTGGCAGATGAAATTGTACCCGACCATGCGGTTTTGTCTGAAACTTTGATTTCAACCAAATCATCCAAAGCAATGGCAACCCCCATGTGTAAGGACATTAAATATTTATATCCAGTCTTGACCTTTTTAGACCCCAATAATCCTTTTTGCTTTTGATAAATGGCTTTATTTCGATAATTTCCTGAACCAATCACACACCACGAGGTCAACCAAACATCACCAAAAACAACAACTTTTGGGGTGCCATCATCGGTTTTAGGTAAGTCAAAATCATTAGCCGTTGCTGCTTTCGGCTGGGTTGGTTTTGGTTGCAAGGCATAGCTAATAACCAGCGATGCAACAAATAGTGCAATCTGAATCCACATGTTTTGCCCCTAAAATACGCGTGTGCCATCAAATGGAGATTTGCCCGGTAAATGTGGTGCACCTCCATAGTTCAAGACGTTATTAAATTTTGTTTTACAAGTGGAAAAGAGGCGATTACAGCCAGCATAGATAGCAACAGTTTGACCCGCAGAAAGTCCGGAAGTACCGCCATATAAAGTCAGCATTGACCCTTGATGCAATTCAATGCCGCGCTGTTCATTGCCATATTGGCTAGTCCATTCCACATAGCCACCTGAATACCAACCATCCTCTTGAGCAGCAGCTGCTGCAAAATTGATATTGACACCATCTAGTGCATTAATTTGTCCATCGACACGAAAGGAATTACGTGCCACGCCACAGTCGGGGTTATATAGTTGATGTGGACAGATTTTAGTCCATGTTTTACGTAAGCCAGTTTGTTCTAACGATGCAGATAGGGTTTGGCACTGTACTGAAGCGGTGTAGTCATTCGGGAATTTAACCCCAATAATCAGGCCCATCCAAACCACTAAGTAACCATTATCACCATAGTGCAAATCAAAAATGGTCACATTGATGGTTTGTGAGGGTGCGATGATGCGAAACATCTTTGGAATATCAAGTTCTGATGACATCGTGAGCGTTAATAAATCGGACGCAGTATTTTCAGTTTGACGAATGCCATCATCAGAAATTCCACCTACAGGTGCTCTAAACGTAATACCTTGATGGGTGATGTTCCGATCTGCATTGGTATAGCCCCATTTCAATGGACCACGCTGAAATTGATACAAACGGACAGGTCGTCCGTTTTGCAAAGACGTTTCATATTCTGCAAAACTCATGCTTCGCGTACTCCCCGGAAAGTTGCCGATGATTTGGCAACACCATCGCTGTCATTGATATGCTCAATCACTAAGCTATCGTTAGATAGGCGACAAAGGCTGATAAAACTGATACGAATGATGTCTGTAGGTAGGATTTGTGCTGGAAAGGTTTCATCTACCGCTAAACGTTCGGTAGTGCTGTCTACTTCAGTAGATGATGTGATGCGACGGTATAGCACCGTGCCATTTTTCAAAGTGATTTGAATGTCCTGGCGTCCCAATTGGGATTGGGCAAAACGGCTATAACCACACCATTGCACATCGAAGGTTTGACCACTGGCAACAATGATGGATAAAACCGTTAGATCATCACTGAAGGTTGGTAGCCATATGGCTTTTTGACTGCCACGCAAGGCATAGAATAAGGCACGTAAAGTGGCTTGTTCTTGGCGTCCAACGGTCATCCAGTCGTATTGATATAAGCCAAAAGCTTCTTGTGCATGGTCCTTTTGCAGCACCAAACCTGTTTTATTGTCTAGTTGAGATAACAGGCGCTCATAAGAATGCGTTAGATCATTTTTTTCATTCGGCACTTGCTCTAATACAGGATAACCACGGTATAGCGTTGCTGGCATTTGCTCGTCATGGTCTAAGGTTTCAGTGGCAATCAATGAAATGGCGGTACGCATCATGCGATCTGTACGTTTAACCAGATTCGGCTGCCCATTCAGACGAACCGTCAAGGCTGGTGAAAGGCATGTGCCTTGAATCCATGCTTTCTGCAAAGGTCGTTTTAAAATCAATCGGTCTGCCAGCACACTCTCAATTTCTACGGTTTCATTATCGAAGGCAGTAGCACCACGCAGAATTGCCAAGCGGTTGGCTTTGAAATTACGATAGGTTGTATCACAATAGATGATCATGCCACCCGCAGCATGAGCTGTGGTCAGCCATTGCTGTTGTGACCAGATAGGCATGGCAAAGTTTTTTGCACCCCAACCAATCATGGCAAGATCAAAAAATTGACGCTCTGCATCGTATAACAACAGTTCAGCATCAAACTGAATTCGAGGCGCCAAGCGCAGGCTACGACGTTGTTCATAGCCTGTTTTGCTTTGTAAAATATCAGTGAGCCATTGCAGGGTTTCAGTGACTGGTTTTGACCAATCCACCAACCAGCCAAAGGCGACAATACGTGTACCCGTAATTTTTAAAAGTGCTTGGTCATCACCAAATTGCCAAACTAAATTGGTGTCGATGGTTGATGGTCCATCAGGCAGAATGCTGACATCCCACGCACGTTCTTGCAGAGCTGTAAAAGTAAATGGTGGGCTTGGTTGCCCTGATACATTTAAGCCTTCTTCAATACCATCAATGCTTTGTAGATTTTGATCAACCAAATAAGCATTCCAAAGCACAACTGTACTGACTTGCTCTGAAGCAACATTCCCTAACTCTAAGGAGCTAGGTGAAATATGAATGCGGTTGTAGAAGTCATCAAAAAAGCTATTGGTTTTGACGTATTGAATCGCACGTCCATTGGCTTCTACAGGGTAATGTGTGGTGAGTGCAAATACAGGTGAATCCGATACCATAGATTCGTGATAGGGATACCACTGTTCACCTGAGAATCCCTCTAAATCAATAGTGATGAGAGGGTTATGATCTAGATTCAGTAGGCTTTGGGAAAGCCAAAAGTTGAGATTTGCCACAGGTCTAACTCCTATGGTCCGTCATAACGGATAGCCCAGCCGAAGGTTCCACTATGACCTATAGATGATCCACCATCTCGTACACTAATATCCTTTTTATGGAATGGAAAAACCATCCATTTTTCAGCACCAAAAGTCAGAATCTGCTCTGGCTCTAAATTGTCTATTCTTAGATATCGGGCATTTTCAATTTTTGTCAAAATTGATACTTTGCTTGAAGCTCGGCTAAGTACAGGTTCAATTGGCAATAAGATGGTTTCGTTTGTCCAACTGGATGGAGATATTGCAATCAAAGGAGCTAACTTTTGATTGGCTGGCGTCAAGTTCAATCCCGTCCAACCAATTGCATCTACTTCAGTAAAAATGATCTGGCAGACACTTCCAAGATCACCGCTAGCAAAAGATTGCCAAAAGAATCCTGTAGCTCTTGCATAAACAGATGACTGTGAATCACCACCTGCTTCCGCTTGAATACTAAAATGTCCTGTTGCATTTGATGTATTCGTTGAATAACGTAATCCCGTGCTTCCAGAAAGCCAAAGTCCATTACCTGGAATAGTTGATAAACCAAAGCCAGCAAAGAAAAAACGATCTATTTCATATTTTATGACTAAGTAAACTTCATCTGGGTTATCAAAAATAAAAATATGATAATCCAGTGGAAAAGAAGGTGCAGGAACAAATGATCCAGCATTTAACGGACCTATGCGAATTTTTGAAGGACTAGGATTTACCAAAGCACCACTTGATTTTCCCGTACCTCCTTGGAACTGTAGACCGCTACCATTTGTCACACTTGCAGTTGGATTGTAACTGGCAGCGACATATGCAGTGCCTTTGTTTAAAATCCCATCCGCCCAAGTCCATCCTTCAGCAACACAGGCGGCCACTAAAACATTTAAAAGTTCTGTATAACTCGTAGCCTGTCCATTGTAATACGCCATTATTCTTCTCCTATACATCCAATTTCAAAGCAATATAGTCAGTAAAACCTGTACGGCTCACATCCTGTAAAACCACCCAATCTGGTCCACAAGTATTTTCAACGACATTGTTAAAACCACTGATATAACGAATGCCGTCTAGTTCTCCATAAATGCCATTCGCATCATTCAGAATGACTGGGAGTAATGGATAGTTATCATTGGTGTCACGTAGTTGTTTATAGCTCGCACTTCCAGCTAAATAGGTGTTATTCCATGGATGTGTTTCAGGCTGTAAATAAGCCCCAGTATTAAATCGCATAGCTAAATTCACTCGGTTGCCCTTATAAGGCATGGAATGGGAAGTATCTGAATAACGAGTAGCAGCAGCCCCACTGAGCATGCCAGCGCATACAATCGGGTATGGGTACTGGGAAGGGCGTGCGTAGGGAAAGAATTTCCCAATATAGAAATGCTCATACACAGGCGTACCGACTTTCATACAGCAAGCGATCCTTTGTGGATTCACTGTGAGCCAATAATCAATTCGTTGGTTATGAGCAGGCACACCCGACAATCTAACGCCTGGTTGTGTATCAAAGGTATTGGAGGGCACGTAGCCTGTGAAGGTGGCAACACAAAGGTTGTAATAATCTGCGGATGAGTCCTGATAGGTTCTAACGCCTACATAAATTTCTTCTGTACCTGAATAGCCTTCGCCTTTTAAAATCAGCTCTCGGTTGGCAATCGTGTCGTCATAACGCATGACCGTCCAAAAACCTGAAGCCACCGCAACATCGCGGATTTTCTCCAGCATTTTATAGTGGGCGAGTGTGCCACCACTGTTATCCACAAAACCAATCGCATGAGGCATTTTAAGAGTCCAAAAACAGATACTCCGCCAAGTGTGGCGGAGTATCTGAAATTTGACTTTTAAACTAATTTAGAACTTTTGCTTAACCACCAAGTTGAAGTGCTGACTTAAATTTAGCTGGGTCACGCGACATCATCACCACTAAGTTTTCTTGTGAAGCGCCAGATTTAAGCACATCCAAAATACGTGCTGGATCATCAACTAAGTAAAAGTTTTGGTTTGCACTAAAACTCGTTGAGTTTGCGATCTGGGCAGTAGGGTCATTCAGTTTCGGGGCTTGAATATCAGGTACTGCAATGGTTGGAGCATCGACTAAACCACCATCGGCATAACCCTTAAACTTGTTTAAAGCATCCATACCATGACGGTTAAAGTTAGCTAGGAATTCTTTCGCACCGGGTTGGTTGGTGGATTCTTTACGGATCACGAATTCATCTTTATGTACGATGCCCGCAGGTTGGTATTTACCACCTTCACCTGTATAGCCACCTGTGGCAAAGCCTGTAACCAAACCACCATCTGAATAGCCTGTGATTGCTTTTAACGCATTAAAAATCATTTGCTTTAAAATCATTTGGGCGATTTCACGTAAAAAACTCGATGCAAACTCTCGAAATGCATCACTTGCCGACTTGGTACCATCAGCCCAAGCCATAATTGCATCGGTCATGCCACTTGCAATACGCTCAATGATTTGATCGGCAGTTGGGAGAAATTTTGTTAATTCTTGGTCTGTCTGATTCAGCTCTACATTCATTGCTTTAATGCGTTCAGCATTAAATGCATCTCCCATCTTCTCAGCCAGTTGACCAGCCTTATCAATAAGCTCCTGCATCTTAGGTTTCATTTCAGTATCAATATTATTCAAGCCATCTGCATACTGTGGACGTGAAATTTGCCCAGAATCATATTGCAACTTTAGATTATCTTGGCGTTGTGTGCGTAGGGTCTGCAATTCTTCAAGTTTTTTCATGGCATCGTTGAATTGCAAAGTGAGCTTTTCTTTATCAATCACAAAATCAATTTTGACCAACATTTGTTGGTATTCATTGGCTTGCAATGGATCGGGTTCGGACATCATTAAACTAGCAATATTGGCTTGAGTCTGTTTCCATTTTTCATCCACTGCATTTAGATCTGCTTGTAAGTCATTTCCTGAAGCACGTAACCAACTTTCATCTAACGACGCCAGGGAATCTTGTACTTGTTTAAGAATCTCAGGACGCTTGCTTAATTTATCCTGGTATTCCTGCTCAGCCTGTTCCAGCCGTGTTTTTAACGTTTCAGAGTCATAACCGGCATTATTAATTTGCTGAACTAAATCATCGTATTCTTTCTTTAGTTTTTCAGGTTCAGTTGCAAAACGTAAATCAATCGTAATACGCTCGGTTCTTTGTTTTTCAGCTGCTGTACGCATTTGATCCTGAAATTCAGACCAATCCTTCATCTCATCGGCAGCATTTTTTTCAATAAATCCACTGGATTCTTTGTTTGAACCATTCAGAGCAACAAGCCATTTATTCACTGCTGGAGCGTAGCCTTTAGCTTCTTTCGTTTTAGCCTGACTGCTTGTAAAGCCTGTTTTGATTAAGTTGGAAGTACCAGTAATCCCAGCATTATAAGCGGTAATAGCATCTTCCCAATTACCAAAAACTTCATAGGCTTCTACAAGTGCCTGTGCAGCAGCATTGGCTACTTTAGGAATATTATCGTATGAGTCTGCTTTGGTTAGACCGTATTGCTTGCGAAAAATACTGGTCGTTTGAAATAATCCATCCGCACCAGTAGGACTTTTTGCATTACGATCACCTTTAGATTCTTGTGCAACTAATGCCGATAGCATATTTTTCGGTAAGCCGTGTTGAGCTTCAATGCCAGCAAAGCCATTCTCAGTAGCAATTTTTGCTACCTTCTGCAACATCTCAACTTCTTTTTGGCTATAGCTATATTGCTTCTCTTTTTCTTTGGTGTTTTCTTTTTCTAATTTTTGTCTGTCTTGTACAACTTTATTTTTATCTTCCTCTGCTTTTACTCCCGCCAAAATTAAATTTTGTTCTTTAACAGTTAAATCCAAGCTTCTATCAGAAATATCACCTTTAGCTAGTCGTGCTTCTGTGACTGCTTTAGCTTGCGCATCTGAAAAGTTAAATTTATCCATTAAGATGGTTTGCATTTTATTTGATGCAATGCTTTCTTTCGTTTTCTTCAAATAGTCAGTAAATGCTTTATTTAAACCTTGTACCTTATTTGCAGCACCATCAGCACTTGTGCCAACACTGTCCAAGTCACCTGAAAGCCCGTTAGAAGCGAGAGCAGCTGCATCGGCTTTGCCTGTATAAACATCAATAATAAGGTTCTGTTTATCCATAGCCTGCTTAGCATTATTTGTCGCCACAGCTACTTCATCAGCACGCGCTCTAAATGACTCTTTAACAGTAGTCAGTTTTTGGTATTCAGCAGTAAGTTGGCTAGCTGAAATTTTACCGCTCTTATAACTTTCAACCAGCTCTAACGCTTTCTGGCGCTGTTCATCACTCACATCACTGGATCTAGTACCCATTTCAATAAGTGAAGCCAATTCAGACTGTTGGTTTTTATATGCTTGTGTCAGTTCTTCTTGCTTCTGAACTGCATCACGAACAGCTATACGTTGTTGAGCTTGATCTAATTTTTTATATTCTTCAGCTAATTCTGCTACTGTTTTACTTTGATTATCCAAACTATTAGTTGCAGCTTCAGCACTGCTTGGCATCAATAAAAAACTCGCAGCCGCACCAGCCGCAGCAATCGCTAGTCCTGGTAATCCTCCAGCAGCGGTAAGTAAGCGAGAAACAGTACTTAAGGCCGTCAATCGTGCTGCCGTAGTCGTTGCGACACTAGAGACACCAGTTAAAGACAATTGATATTTGATTGCTTCATAACGTGCTGTAATAAATGCTAAAGCAGTTGCAGCAGTGGAGGTAATCATTTTACCTGCAAATACAGAGGCAACAATCAATCCTGCCCGAACCAGCACATCCAAATTTTCTGCAACAAATACGATGGCTGGAGCTGCATTGGCAACCAGTTTATTGGTGACGCCTTCAACCCCCATTTGAAAGTCGCCCAATGCACTTTTAGCTTTTTTCGCGTTGTCTACAAGTTCCTGGCTTAAAATAGCACCTGACTCTTTTGCAGCATCGCCATATTTTTTTAATGCAGCCGCATTATTTTCATAGATCGGAATCAGTCGGGTCGAATCACTGGCCATACGCTCCATGTGAGTGACCATTTCATTCTGACTTACGCCAGCTTCTTGCAATGTTTTTACATATAGCTGAAGGATCTGGTCACCATTCAGCTTTTCAAACTGCTTGGCAGTGACACCGACTTTAGGGGCAATTTCATCAAAGAATTGCTGAAGCTCACCACCGCCTTCAGCAATATAATCACCAACCTTATCCCTTGAGTCTTGGAAAATTTGCGATAATTGATCAACTTCAATACCGACTTTTTTGGCAGCCGCAGCTGAATATTGAAACTCTTCAACATTCATCCCCGTCACACTGCTGAGATTTTGCAGTTCAGCCGCCTTATTCAGTGTATCGACTGCAATCGCAATAAAGCCACCTGAAAGCCCGACTAATGCCGTGAGATGAGGCGTTAGACTGGTGATGGATTTCTCAATCAGCTTGTTAGAATCAGCGACATTCTTAGAGGCTACAGAGGTTTTACCCAACCAGTTTTCATAGTCAGAAACTTGTTTAATACCATCTTTTAAATTGGTTGCACCGGAGAGCTTTTTGACTTCATCCGCAGTAATTGCCACCGCTTTGGACGTTTTACCTTGTGAAGCCGTGGCAGCATCGGCAGCTTTGGTCGTGTCTTGGATTGTATCTTTGAGTGAGCCAATTTCTCGCTTGGCTTGATTTAAGTCAGCCTGTACTTGCAAGGCAACTTTTAGGTTTTTTCCAGCCATGATTATTTACCTCGCAGTTTATTCAGGTAATTAGAAAGTTCGTTGCCACCGCCAAAGCCTTGGTTTACTGCTTCGATCAGATCAGCTTTTGCATGATTTTGTTGACGTAGGATGGATGCATAAAACAGCTCTAACTGACGTTGTGTATAACGCTTTAGAGCTGCTTTATCGTGTCCATTGGAGATTAGAGCTTGGAAGATGTCAGCCCATCGGATTGAGCTTTGTTTTGCTTGCGAAGTGTTCTGTGTACGCTTCTTAAAAAAAAATGCTTGTTGACGTTCCACCACGTTAGGGTCAGCACCTCAACTTCAGAACTTTTTAATGAGCTAAAGAATTCAAGTGGTCGGTCAATACTCGCTGCAATTAAAGCTTGCACATGCTTGAATCGATCTTCAAAAAACTCCATCAGGTCATCAATTTCAACGCCGCCATCAGAATAACCGACCAATTCAGCCAGTTCATTCAAGAAATCAGTATGCAATGGCTTAAGTTCAAGCCATTGCAAAAATGGATATTCTGAAACAATGATTGTTTCTCCAGCAATCTCTACGCTGGAGTCAGGAAACATCACTGTTAGATCCTCAGCAACTTGTTCAGCTGCTGAAGGTTCACGGCTTGTCGGTGTTACGCGCTCTGCCAATATGGTCCGACCTCATCATCTAGCCATTCAATTTTGCCGTAACCACCTAATGTGTCATCTAGGGTATTAATGGCATCAATGAGGGTTGCACCATTTAGGGTAAACTCAGACAACGTTTGACTGGTCAGTGGCAATTGAGCCATTGGGTCAAATTGCACTTTGTACAAATGCACACGAGCACGACGGCCATTCACGGTGTTGATTGCTTCCATATACAAGTAGCGAACTGGCGGCTGGGCATTCAGCATAGAAACACTGGTCATTCCACCGTGGCTATAAGCAGCTTTAAACGGCTGTACTTTTGGTGTACCTACCTCCAAAATTTTCACTAAACCTGAAGCAGTGGATTCAATTACATAATCCGTGCCTTCAACTAAAGTGAGTGGTGTTGAAGCGGTACTATCAGTAATAGCTAAGTTTGAAACATTCCCTTTGTCCAATAAAATTAGTTCATCTGCGACTAAATTTGCTGGCAATGCTTCAGCAGTGACTGAACCAGCAGAAACTTTATTCAGCTTGCCATGAACCCCCAATAAAATGTTATCTGGCGTTAATTCACGCAGTACCAGTTCTGGACTAACGGCTTTCGATTGAATATTAACAACCGAAACACCCTTATTACCGGACCAGTTTTCTTTGCGTTCTTCTTTTTCAATCGAAAGGGCGAAGTTTAAAGAACTTTGATCACCGACCCATTTTAGGTTGCGGGGACGGCCATTAACGTTTTCACCAAGGTAGATCTTTCCTTGGAATGCAAAATCTTTCATGGTCATGATTATTTTTCCTCAACTGTTTTAGTTGGAGCCAATGCAGTTGCTTTTACATCTTCTGCAATCTTTAAATTTTTTAACCATTCTGCATCATGCTCAGGAACTTCAATTTCCATACCTGCGCTATAACGCATTTTCCCGTGCTGATGGTCTTTTAACAGCTTTACCTTTACGGTTTTAATTGCCTCTTTAGACATGTTATTTCTCCCACAGCTCAACGGCTGTTCTGAGTCCGTATTGCCAAATGCCTTGTTTTTCACTCACAAAACCTTCACCCAAAAAGTAAACTTGGGTCAGACAATGGCGAGGACGGAATTTTTTAAGACTGTTACGAACCTGATCTAGCGTGATCGTGGTGCCATTCGCACCTTTTAACGACCGTAGAACAAGCGTAATTTGGATATTGATTCGACGACGTTGCGGGCGATCCACCACTGGTGCATTTGGATAATTGCCTCCGGTGTTATCCGGTTCAGCAAAATCACTACTGGTGTATTGCACCAAAATTTCGCCGACTGCATGGCGAAGTGCATAACCAGATGGATTGTCAGGTGTTTCAATTACAGACAAAGCCTGATGATGCTGCTTTAAACGTGCAACAACATCATCAATAATGTCTTGAGTAATAGACTGAGTCATGGCTAAAACCCTCCATCAAAGCGACGCTTTGGCGCTTTGACACGCCAAGGACCTGCCTCATCTACCGCTTTTTTTGAGTTTTCAATGCCCAATGAAAGTTGACCATTTTGAATTTTGATCAAATCAGCCTCAGCAGATTTTTTTCCTTCTTTCACTGCATCCGGCAGATCGCCACCATCTGGGCGACGGCTATACAGTCGATGACGAACCAAATCCAGAGCCAACTCTTTTAACAGATCAACTTTTTGCGGTAAGGGCAGTGGGTAACGTCCACGAACCGCAGCATCAATCTTGTCCGAAGCATACTTAATTGCAGCACTCACAATAGATTCATCAAAGTTTTCATTTGTTGGATCGTCTTGTGTCAAATCGTGTAATGTATGCGGTGGCACTAATTTTTGAACATCATCAACCGTACAGTACATGGCCTATGCTCCCAATTAAGTTGCAGTGAATTCAACAAGAGCATCAGGTGCGGTACATACAGACAGTGGGTTTGACTGAGCTTCTAGCTTCCATCCTTTACCCATGCTTCGTTCTTCAGCTTTGGCATACATCTCCAAACCAAGCGTATTCACCGCTTCGTTGTAATTGGCTGGTGCAAGGTAAGTTGCAAACAAGTCATTGGTAATAGGAACTAAACGTGCTTTACCATCAGGGATGAATTTAGTCGGCTGACCTTTTTCGTTGAGAACTTCCACATCGTATTCAATCCAAGTCACACCTGCATGTTTGAATCCAGAGCGGTTGTCACCACCTAAGCGGTCTTCCGCAGCCTGCCAATTTGCATATGCTTTCTGTACGTTTGGATGTGCAGTCATCGCATCAAAATAAGTGGATGAACAGTACGCGATCCAATCACGAACAATTGAACCACCTAATTTCTTTTGAGCATGACGTTTACCATCTAAAACTTGTTTATTAATATCAGTCGTATCAACACTAAATTGAACATTGATATTTTTAGGTGATACACCAAAAAGCGTGAACAAGTTATGGATTACTGTCGTACCATCTGCATCCAAAATGATTCCAGAGATTGCACCAACACGGTGAAACTCTTTGGTGGCTTCAATGTCATTTTTTAAGTTTTGTAACTTGTCATTGACTACCTGAGCTTGGGCTGTACCTTCAGAACCATCTTCACCGAAAGTTTGAACATTTAGTTCATCCGGCAAAATCGTTGCAGTTTTTGGTAAATGAGGGATTTCTAAAGTAATACGTTTACGCTTACTATTCCCTTTATGATCTGGGTCAGCATTGCGGTCTGTATTGTTGACCAGCACCAGTTTACCGTTAATCGCTTCAATAGTGACATTGATGGTTTTCACTGGGATCACTTTAAAGATCTTTTTATCACCCAGCATCGATGGTGGTTTTGGTAAAGCATTAATCGCTTTGGTTAAAGTCGAAGGCGTAAATAAATCAGCTAAATTCATGTTTTTCTCACTGAATTGAATAAAAGTTAGTGTGCTTCAGACTTAAAGCGCGTTTTGAGCAACAATGCCCAAAGCTTCAAGTTCAGCCAAAGCCGTTTTAATTTGTTCATCGGTTGCACCTTCAGGCCAAATTAATTCGTTTGTTGCCACAGTTGCACCGCGTTTAATAAATACGGCTTTTTGTGCAGCTGCAGATTCATCAACATTGGTCGCCAATACAGCAGCAGCTTTGTTTAATGGTGTTGCACCAGAAAAATCAATTGGGGTAAATTCACCATCGGCTTTTTGTGCTAGAACTACACCAATGGCAAGGGCTACGGCAGTTGCGGATAAAAGTCCGTTTTGTTTGGTCCATCCTGCTTTCACTTCTACAAGCAGCACGTCACCCAAAACTTTTGGTTGGTTATAACTAGGCATGTTTGACTCCTAAAATTGGTCAGAATTAACGTGCTGAACGGCTTTCAGCGTCAGCAATCAATAGGTTTACTGGGGTCTTCGCGTTTGGATCGACACGATGTTTAGGATTGTGTTCACCAAATTCGATGATTGTTGGTAGTTCAGACAGCAAGGCTTTCAAACCTTCAGCAAAGGATTGCTCACCCTCGGCAAAGTTCACGACTTGCTCGTTTTGCTGTGCAGCAGTGAGCAGTGAAATGGTTTTGTCTTTGAGCTTTGGCGGCAGTTGACCTGCCTCTACAAGGCTTTCTGCAAAGTCGCTTGCCATGGATTGCTGTTCCGCCAGCGCTTGCGCTGCAAGCGACGCTTTTGCATTTGCAAGCTCTTGTTCAAGTTCAATTTCACGGGCGGTTTTTGGTGCTTCTGCATGGTCAGCGGCAGGCGTTGGATTAAGCGTTTGAGGCTGTTGGAGTACCAGTCCAATGTCTTGCGCAAATTCAGTGAAACTTGCGGCAACTTCGGCAGGATTACGGTCAGCGTATTCACGCAACGACTCAACCAGCCAATTCGGTACAATCTTGTCCGCATCTTCTAATCCTTTTTCATCAATTAACCATTCACGGATTTTGCGGAATAGGTCAGCCGTTAGACTGTGCCCCCAATCAGCAAAGTCCACTACGCCATCTTCATTTTCAGCAAATTGAACCGCACCTAAACCTTTTACGGCTGGCGGTTGTGCACCTAAAAAGCCGACATGACGCAGGTAAAGTTTCCCTGGTGTCGGATTGGCTTGAGAGTCTGGAAGGTAAAAACTGGCTGAAACTTTATTGTGTTTGCCCGCATTTACGCTTTCAGCAAAATCAGCATCAATTTGTTTTGGATAGGCAAGTAAGTAGCCATCGTCAGAAAGTTCTAAATGATCGACCCAACCCATTGCAGGATCATCTGTTTTGGGATGTCCAATAACTAATGGGGCTTCATGTGTTTGTGGGTTATAAGCAGCAACACAGTTTGCAAGCATGTCGCGGGTATAGTCTTTTGCAACCCCTTGCATACTGGTATGTGTGCCGACTTTAAAAATTTTAATGGGTTTCATTTTTCGCTCAGAAAAACCTGTTGAGGCTTGAGCATAAAAAAAGACGCGCTAGGCGTCTTTTAAACTAATTTAGAGGTTTAACTACGATGAAAGCTTTTCTTTTATCAGTGTGTAGACACTGCTGAGATGCGGTCGATCAATTTCATATGTTGAAGGAGATCTTTCAGTTTCAAAGAATTTACTTAAAGGATAATTCTCTTCATATTCCACAATGACTTTAGGGAAAGATGCAAAATTAAATTGGTCAGCCGTAATATCAATACAGACTCCATCGAGTCTTAGCCAAGCATGTGAACGACCATCTTCAATATAGCTACCACAAATATAATCACCTAAACCAAACCCTGCATTCTTGAAGTGTGTTGCTAAAATAATGCTCATATCTCCACAACAAGCTGCTGGAAATCTAGGGAAGGGCACACACCATTGCGGAATTTTGTTTTCAGCAACTAATTCATCCATTGCTGTTCTAACTTCAATTGCAATTCGTTTGATTTCTTCGATACCCGTCATTGGACCAATTTACCCCCAAAATGTGCTTTTAGAATAGATTTGCAAAACTTTATAGTGATTCAAGTATACATATAGCGTTAGACATGCGTTAGATTGATTTTATAGTGCAATTAAAAGCAAACTTATACCATTTTAGCTTAAGACATAAAACCACGCTGAAAACGCAATTTAAGACAATAAATGATCTTCTGCGATGGCATACAGTTCTGCTTCATCAGCAATCGAAATTCCAAGGTATTCACGTGCTGAAATATCACCCCAAGGTGCACCGTTTCCAAACTGACCTTTTTTAGCACCAAAGTGGGCTGTTGCTGCATAAATCAGATTTGAACCGACCAGCAATAAAACACCACTGATTTGATAGTGGATGCTGTTCATCAAATTACTACTGAGTACGTTAGGGCGTTTACTGGTGACTCGATTCACACCTTTAGCATTCAATTTACTTTCATCATCACTGTGGCTTTTGCCTAAAATCTTTAAATAAGTGGTTTGGCTATTGGCTTGCCATTTACTGCCATCTGGGGCAGTAGAGGTTCTAAAGCGTTCTTGTGTGGTTGATGTGAGGTATTCACCCATATCCGCCAGCATGGGGTTTGGGTTATCTAACGTACTTTCAGTTTGATTCAGTACATCTAAGACAATGCCGCTTTTAATTTCAAAGTCAAACATGCTTAAGCTCCCAAAAGAACTGTGCCTGATTTTTTGGCTGCTGAAATCTCACTGGCACTGGCTGTATTAAACGACTTTAAAAATAAACCTTTCTTGTTTTGCTGGATATCCGCAATGAATTTGCGCTGACCAATTACAATATGCAAAATCAATTGGGAGTTGCTGACACGAACAATCCATTGTGCTCGATCAAATAGGTGCTGTAGATCACCACTCAGTCCCGCAGCAGACTTTGCCATTTGCTGCACAGCATCAGATTGTTTAAATAGGAGTACTTGGCTTTTAACACCGAGCATTTGTTTTTGTGGTGCTGTTAAAACTGCAATTGGATACTGCTCAGATGTACTGATTGTCCGGAGCTTTTTAGCCAAGGTCGACTCAACTAAACCTGAGTTTTTAATCATATCGACAGCTTCAAATGTATGCTCAATAAAGCGATCAAACACACCATCATGCATATTTTCAGACACAAATGCTTTAGCAATGGGTTCGGGATACTTTTCTAAATCGGGATACCAACTTGCACCAGGAGCACTGTCAAAATCATTTCGATCATCATCAAAGCCGGGAACGTCATCAGGACCTGTTTTGCCCATTGCTTTAAGCTGTCGTTCATTAATAGCGTCTACGCCACAATTACAACCATAGCCGTTTGGTGGGAAGTTACGCTTCCAAAAAGAGTGGGTAGCAGGTAATACCAAGTTATTCCAACGTTCGTGTTGAATCCGTGGGTTTTCTACTGTGTTGTGTCGATAACGCCAGTATGGACGACGCTTTAATACGTCTGGGTCAGTCATTTGCTTATAACGACCTGCAGCATGTGATGTTCTTAAATTGGTTTGATAAATTACTTTAGCACGCCAAGCTTTATAGCCTTTTTCCGCATCATTTAGCCAACCATGCTTTGCAAGGATTTCATCAAAGCCATCTTGAAACTGTTTAAACGACTGTCCATCGGCAATAGCTTGATTGACTGCATTATGTAGGTCATTGAGTAGATCCGCTTTCATTGCTCCAGCAACGACAAAAGCACGGTCATGTTGGCGTGAAGTGATTTCATTGTGGCTTTCTGTGGGCAGATTAACTTTCTGACTGAGAAAATCAATCTGCTCTTGAAACTTGAGCTGGAAGTTACTCATTGGCTGCCCCACAATCTAAAATAGCTTGTTTGACTCGAATCCAATATGGATCATCATAAGATGCTGAAATCATATATTCATATTCAGCTATTTCCACACTTTCAAACTCTTCAATAATTTTACGGCTTTCAGCCAAGCGCGAATCAATTTCACTCATCTGTTACCTCCGCACGACCTTCAAGTTCTGCTAGGGTCATTGCCAATTGCATCACTTTGACCATTTCCGTTGAATCCATTTCTGAAAACTCAGCTAGTACAGCATCTTGGATATTTTCAAAACCTTTTGCAGATTGCACCACACGACGCAAGCGATTCACCATGTCATTGAGTGGATCAGCAGCTGCTTGTTCTAATGTTGGTACAGTAACTTCAGCAAAGTTTTGTGCTACTGGTCGAAAGGTGTGAGTTTGCTCTGCAAAACTTGGGTCAGTTGGTACTTGTTCTAACGGTGGCAGTAGGTCTCCTTCTTGGAAACCATACTCACGTGCATAGTACTGATTACTAAAACGAGCACCTGCAGAGAATAACTTAGCGTCACGGTCTGCTTGCTCTATCCCACCGTTAGAATCTTCAAAATACTCAAACTGAGGGGAAGGGCCGCCCCAGTTGTAATCAACGATCCAATCGATGAGTAACTGAAATTGCTCGGCTGTCATTTCACAGTCACCATCTGCAATGTCGGCAGTGACTTCTGAGCCTGCGGTACTACTGGCACGGTTGGCTTCAGCTTCTGTCGTTTGGTTCTGACCTAACAAAGCAATGTTAATTTCAGAACGGCAGTACATCAAAAACTTTTCATACACATCGGCTGAGGCAGACTTTCCAGCCGCTTCAATAATCTGAATCTGTGAATTGTCGGGGATGACTGCTACAGCATCTTGCACCATGGCATACAGGTTATTGAGCAGGGTTTCTTGTTTAGCTTCATCGTAATTATTACCGTATTTACCAATCACCCATGGGCTACCGTACTTCTCCGTAAAGCGCACCCAAAACTCTAAACCACCTTGTAAAAATGCTGTTGCCCAAAACACCAGAGCGGCATCGGGTTCACCATAGGGGTTTTCATAAGTTGCATCTTGGGTCGGTACTAAGTACTTGCGTGGGTCGAGTAATAAGCCTTCCTGACCTGCATTTTTATCTTTAAAACGTAACTGGTTTTGTGCATCAAAAAAGTACCAGTCTACTGGCATGGCTTGAATATTGACTGGCAACCAAGCACCGTCAGCATGTCCCCATGTAATCTCACAAGGTTGGTAGCCAAAGAAAGTGGCATCAAACATACCGCCTGTAATCTTATTGATTTGCAGTTTTTTAAAGATATTGTTGATGTGTTCGGTCACTTGCTCAGAGGCTTGGTCTTGTACGATCCGCCATGCTTTCGCTTTAACCGCAGCTTTACGACGACGCAAGCACCCTTTGACCACTGGATGACATTTGATGTCTTTATACGCCTTAATGTCCTTGCCCATTTTCTTCAGCACGGTATCTGGGTTCGGCAATACCGAACCTAAAGAGCTGAAGCCTGATACTGAACCACGGGATGCAATTTGCTGAATGTTTGGCTGGGCTTTTTTCGCTTCTGCAAATGAAACGAATTCACCGCCAATATATAAACCTTGTTTGCTCATTAGCGGAATCCTCTTGTCATTTGTCCAGTTCGATAACCTCGCAGCAATTTAGAAGCGGTACGACTGCCTTTGCTCAAAATGTGGGTATTGATGGATGGCATATTTAGACTGGCATGCCACATCAAACAACCACTTGATGCACCATCCCCATGTCGGAATAAATCAGGGTCTTTTAAGTCTTGAGAACGTGCTTTATTGACCATTGGAATACCGTCATATTCTTCAATGGCACGGTGATCCGCTTCTAAGTTAGCATCGCGGGGTAGCGTTAGAGCACCGTCTTCAAACGCCTGAATGTATTTTGGCATCCATTGCCCATACCAATTTCGATTAATTTTGATTTGGTGCACCAAGTCATACCCAAATTCATCCGCAGTATATTCAGCAATGGTTTCACCCGAACCCGTGGCATCCATCGAAATACCACTAAAATTAGGCAAGCGACGTAATACAAACCAAATAATTTGTTCTTGCTGACGGGTCGGGACCTTATGCATTTCAATCACAAAAGGCACGTTACGATTTAGATTTTGATCAATCTCAGCAGGGGTAAAGTGACTAAAGTCACGATGTCGTGCAAAGTCATGTCCAGCGACATGGCGTAAGTTCTTATTGAGCCGTGCAAGTTCAGGCGCAAATTCTTTATCGAGCCAATCTTGCACCCATGCACGACGGTCAGACTCAGGCTTATGAGTAAAGTCTTCACTCAGCGTTAGACGGAATACAGGACGGACATCAGGCATGGCTTGATCAATCCATACACCTGGTAAACGTGCCCCCGATCCATCACGTGGAATAGCATCCAATTCTTCACGCATTGCAGAGATACGAGCACCATAAGCTTTACGGATTTTGCTATACCATTTTTGCTTGCCTTCCAACGTTGCTTCTTTGCCTTGCATAAAGCAGACACGCTCGTATAGGCCATTTTCAACAGCATCATCAAATGTCACAACTAAGACTTTGGCGTCTTCACCAAATACGCCTTTTTCAATGTCATTTACAAACTGATTGAATGGATTGTTTTTGCCATTATGCGAACTGATAATCGAGATCCGGCCACCCCAAATAAGGAGTGCGGTTGCTGCTTCAATTACGCCTTGTACATTTGGGTGAAAGGCAGCTTCATCAATAATGACTTTACCTTGCAAACCACGGATGTTTTCAGGACGACTTGATAAAGCAACAATTTGAAAGCCACTGGCGTAACGCACACGGTATGCCGTGATCTGGCGTGTTTCACCTTTTTCGCTTTGATCTTCAAAAAGGAATTCTTCAATCTGAGAAATACCTTGACCTTGCGCTTCAGCAATTACACGTGAAAACTTGGCACAGTAGCCAATAAACTCCAAGCCTTTTTCTTTGGTATCACCAATGTAGTAGACACTCATACCACCAGCTTCTTTACTGGCCGCAGCAGTAAATACTGCATCAAAACTTTCTGCAAAAGTAATACCAGTACGACGACCTTTAGGACAGGCTTTAATATCGCTTTTAATCTTCAGCCATTCGACTTGATGTTTCATCAAAACACCTTCATCAAATGGATTTAGGTTATTAGGCAGATTGCGGGCGCGTTCCGGAAGTTCTTCCCAGTCAATAATTCTAACGGTATCTTGCCGCGGCTTTGGAGTCGTCATTATTTAATCCCCAGCACTTTCTCTTTCCAGAATTGAATCTGGTCTTTGCCCATACCTTGAGATGCCGCTACTTTTTCAAGGTTCTCAGTTTGTTCTTGAAGTATTTCTTCACGGGCTTGGCGACGAACTTCTTCACGGTTATGCATGGCTTTTTCTTTGGTCATGATGGCAGCACGGGCAGCACGGGCCAAAGCACCTACATCATCAATCCCCATTTTCGGCTTTTCTGGGTCTTCACCATCATTTGTTAATTCATCTAATGCACGTCGAGTTACAACTGCCTGCACAGCTTGCGCGAGCAGCATGCCGCCTTTGTCGTCAGGATCTTCGCCAAACTCTTTGACCAACACTTCAGAGGCCGCAGCAATTTCACGAAACTCTTTCGCTTCCGCAGCAAAGTTCTTTTTTTCACGGCCAAGTGCGGAACGGCTAGGAATACAATCGGCTGGAAATTCAGCACGGATTTCATCCATCATTTCATTCAAAGTGAAACGGTCTTCCTCCATCATTCGATAGATAAATTGACGCTGTTGATCAGTAAGCTTACGCATAAAGGATTTAGACATAGATCACCTAGGCCGAAGGGCGTTTAATACCATGAATGCGGGCACGGTTTTCTACAACATCTTGTCCGCGCTCTGTCAGCTTGACTACTACAACTGCGGGGTCTTCCATTTCAATGCTTAAACAGCCCTGATCTTTCAGCCAGTACAACTCAGTTTTGACCTGATCTCGACTAAAACTTAAGCCCCAACGGTCTAGGCCGCTATGTAAAGTCGAACTGTTACCACGATAGGACGGCAACTCATTTAACAGGCGAAGCAGCACCAGACGCATTTCTTCTTTTAAATGATTTTCAAAGCTCATAATTCCTCACTTTTTACTATCAAGTAGATAGTTTTCAATACGGGTGACACCTTTTTGCACATTGCCAATACTGTTATTTGCTGCATTAAGCTGGGTTTTTATGGTTTCTACCTGACCTTCTAACCGTGCAAGTTCAACCATGCTGGGCAGGTCTCTTACAGTGTTTTCAAGTTCAACGACACGCAAACGTAAGTCCAGCATCTCTTTAGATGAAGCGCTTTGTTTATTGATGAACCAGATATAAATGCCAAGGATTGTGGTCACGATCCAATTGGCTTCTGAAAAACTAAACTTAAATGACTCAAACATTCGTAGCTCCTAAGTCAGGGAGAACGTTATTGTTTTTGGCATGTCGAATTCTCTTTTTTAAATATTTCAAGCTTTGGATCGGATGGCGCATACAGTCATAAATATCCATGACCCAATACACAAATACGACAGCAGGACGTTTACGCGCTAAGACTTTAATGACCATGATTGAACGCCCTTAGTTTTTTGAGTTAAATCATGCTTTTGATCAATAAAGTTCATCATGAATGCACAAACAGCAGTGACTGCGATTGCATACATACGAATATGATCCGGAAGTAAAACCAGCAATTCTGGAGGAATAGGGGTAATCGCTAAAAATGCAATGAGGGCCAATCCACGTGCACTCCACCATTTCCACCAATTACGCCAATTTGCAACGACTAAGCCCCGATTTTCTGGTGCAATGAAAGCAAGCGGTTGTGCATTTACTTGATTTTGTAGTGCTGTAAGTTCAGTAAGATATTTCTGCTCACGTCGGGAAATAACACCATCATAAAAACGCTTTTTATCTGCTACAGCTTGTTCTACAGCAGTGTCAATTCGACGCTTCACTTTGACCGATTGAGGAACTTTACGATTTGTTTTTTTCATGGCGTATCTCCAGCGGCATAACGTAAGTTACTTGCGACTCGACGAGTCCAGCCACGGCCAAAAGTTGGGAAGGTTTGCAACTTGGTATAAAACTCTAGACGTTCTGCATTAAAGAGAACGAGCACATCATCAATGCTTTTTTCATTGATTGCGCCCAAGGTAAATTTTCCTACAGCACCATCATCAGCCACATCGACAGCACGCTGTAAAATGCGGATTGCGTTGCCAATGCCGTGATTAATCGCAGTATCAAAGAGCTGAAAGCTAAGTGCAGAATGGTACTGAGCGCATTTCGCACGTTCCCAAAATGCTTTACGGTAGATCTCTTTTGCTTGGAGGCGTGTCATTGAACGCATTGCACCGTGGTAGCCATTGGCGCGGGCCGTGCCGATAGTGACTCCCCAATTTGTTTCCCCACCTGGGTCTTTGGGGTTATTTACATAACCACCTTCATGCCCCATACAGCGCTCAAATATCTGGTCGAAACCTAATTTTTCGCCCATAAAAAAAGCCCCTAATTAGAATTAATTAGAGGCATTTTCAAGGGTAATTTGTCTTTGGTCTTTTAAACTAATTTAGTACTTTATGCATCAAATAAAGAGGGCTGTATTCGGTTACGTTCCTGCTCGGCCATTCGTTTTACGATTCGATAAATATAAACTTCGGTCAGATCATATTTTTTAGCAAGTTCAGTGTGGTTATGACCGTTAAATTCTTTATAGATTTGAATGTCACGCTCTTCAGCCTGAAAGGTGTCATCTTTAATAATGTAAATGGATTGACCGCCCCAATGCTGGCTGATCTGGTACATCAGTTCGTTAGAAATTTGATCTGCAGCAAGAGCATCCACTGACTTTAAATTTTTAAGTAATTGGCAAGCATGGTCACGTAAATCCAATAACAATGCCTTGCCTTGTCTACTTTGTTTCCCCAGTTCCTTCTTCGACATAACATCACCAAAACATTACCTTTTACGGGCATTATGCTGTTTTTATGGGCAATGTAAAGTAATGAAATATTTTAAATTAATTCTGGGTATTAGTAATTAAATCAATACATGTTGGTTTCTTATTAAAGTATTTAGGCGTCTTTTTATAAATTGATTCAAGACAAGCACATAGTACTTTAGGCATTTGGCTTGTAGTGACACCATCGTATGGTGAGCTATAGAATTTTTCTCTATCTCCGGGCTCTACAAACAAACCACGATCATTTTTATTTCTAACGATTATACCGTGTGCCACAGCTGAAGCAGTTTTAAATATTAGATGACTATCTTCATCAATTACTGATTCATCAAAAACTCGATCATCAGAAAAAATTTCATATGGAATAGTGCAGTACTTCTGAAATTCAGCGGAGTTTAAAAGTATATTTGGATTAATGAAGGCTAAAGCACTGCATCGATCTAAAGCAGTGATTTGCTCTTGTAATATTTTTACTTGTATATCTTGTTTCAGTAGACTTTGTGCAATTACAGAGCTAGTAAACCCGCACAAGGCTAGAGCGAATAATACTTTTTTCATGCTTAAACCCTCAAAAACTACTTTAAAATAAAGTGTTGGATGAATATAAAGAAAATAAAAACATAAGCCAATAAAAAACCGCCTCGAAGGGCGGTTGTTTTGATTACTGTAGTCGTTTGGCTCGATATTCCAAAGCAGCAACAATTCTATGCAGCTCGGATTCATTGCAGAATTCTAACGCTTCTTTTTGAAACATCTGCTTGGCTATGCCTTTGGCATAATTCCAATGCAGCTTATGTTCTGCTAAATGCGCCTCAATTTTGCCAATCAAAGCTTCTTTAGACAGCTTCACTTTGGGTTTTTTACCAAAATTCCGTTTGGAAAAGCCAAGCTGATCCAGATGCTGGATGACCTTAAGCAAGTCATCCATATCCATGTCCTTGGCAGATCGCTTGCCAGTGACTTGCTCAAGCATGTCACGGTATGTATCTTCATCAAGGTTCAGCGCTTTTTTGCCCATGTGAATGGTGGCTAAGCGGTCATTGCGGGATGCTTTTTTCATGTTTCAATCCTCTAATGTGTTGTGCATAGCCTTTACAAGCTTTTAAGCTTTTGTGATCAATATCATGTTCATTGATATTTTCATGGCAGAAAAATACAAAGCCATCAGCTAAACAAATCTCTACTTCAGGTAAGGTAACTTCTGAACAGTTTGCCATTGTACCTATACGATAAGCACAGCCTTTGCAGACCTTTGTCGGGTCATCAATATGCTTGAGTAACTTCGCACCTTTTAATGCGCCGACTAAGCTCGGCATATTTAAACGATCAGTATAGATATAGTCACCTTCAATCGCTAAATGTACATTTACAGCATCTAGGCAAGCATTAGAAAATTGACTCGAAATTTCAATAAAGGCATTCAGTACGGATAAAACTTCATCTTTAGAATGCTCCACAAAGAGCTGTCGGATTCTGGCTAAACGCTCATTTTGCGATACACCTAACAATTCAATTAATAGATCTGAATCTTGGTCTTTAATCATGCTTCCAGCTCCGCCGTTAGAAGTTCAATTGAATCACTGACTTTGATTAGGTGATTAATTGCTTTGGTTGCATTGGAAAAATAGGGAAGACGATATTCACGTTTAGTATCAAGCTCTGGATATTCTTGATATGCACGACGCTTTCCCCAAACTTTAATGATTCTTTGTTTTTGGCTTGGCTTATAGAGATTGATGTAATGTGGTGCTAAATATTTAGCTTCTGGGTGCTTTTCATGCTCTATTGACCAAATACCTTTGACGGTTCCATTCACATAGATACCGACAACTAATTTCATCTTATGTCGTTGGATTCTAAGTGAGATCTCATAGCCATCACATTTAAGTTGAACATGGTTATAAGTCTCCAATTCTCTTATAGCGAAAGCCTTTTGTTCTTTAGTTAGCATGGCTTGACTCCTGTGATTCTTTCATTGCTTTACAGTGTGCAGCTACTTTCTCGGCCTCTTCCTTTGATTTGAAAGTTTCGTAATACCCAATATCGCCGTTTACTTCATCCCACTGGATAGCTGCAAAAACAGGGTCTTGATCCAACTCATATGAAACGCGATGTTCAACTTCTAAGACTTCACCAATTGGTACATCACACAGCCAGTAAGGATCTTCACGATAGATATTTTCACTATCATCCAAATACCACTCCTTGATTTCTTTCACTGGCACCAGAACAAACCCTTCCGGTATGGCTTTGGCTGCTTGCCACAACTTCCAGCCTTGATCGATTTCGATATACTTGTAATCACTATTTTCTAAACGAGGATATGGTTGTTTGATGATAGGTGAAAATATTTCGCTATAAGCTTGCTCGAAGCCTTTATAGACAACTTGATTTTCCGTAACTTCAGCAAACATCCACCACGCAGCAGTGAGAAGCTCAGCTTCTTTATCTCGCCATTTTTCAGTAGCAACAAAGCAATTTAAGCTTTCGTCAAAACGCAATAATGTTGAATAAAAATATTTAAATGTCTGTGTCTTTTTAAATTTTTCAAGAAGGGAATCATTTTGTTGTTTAGTTAGCATTGGCTGACTCCTCTAAGCTTTTAAATAAATCTTGCATGAGTGCATAAGTTTTTGATGCCTTTTGGAATTTATTTCCTCCTGTTTCAAGTTCATAACTTGCCTCAAGTTCAGTCCAATGTTCTATAAGTACTTTCCATTCTTTAGATACTTTCTTCATCATGTGTAAATGATTCCGCAGTTCTGGGGCACTATTGAGCAGCCCTATACAACGCTGTAAATCTGAAGGGTCATGTGGATGAAACTTAGAATCATATCCACCTAATACAGGTCCACCATTGATGATAGTTGCCAACAAACATTTGCTTGATAATCCAGTACTGCCATTCACCAGCCAGTGCATTGCTTGAGATAGGGATTCTTGACTTAAATGACTCATGATACTTCTCCAAGGCTGATGACGATTTCAGGGGGTAACTTGTCTACGTCTTCTTTTAAAATCATTGTTTTTCCTAAATTTCGGCCAAAAAAATCCCGCCAAAAGGCGGGACCTTTTGTTTTTGTTAAATCAGTCAGTTTTGAATTGCATTAATTCACAGCTTCCTTAAATGCTTTTCCTGCTTTAAAAGTAGGGACTTTTGATGCAGCAATTTGAATTTCTGCTCCGGTTTGTGGATTGCGTCCAGTACGTGCAGCGCGATCCGACACTTTGAATGTACCGAAACCAACCAATGCAACTTCACCTCCATTCGCGAGTTCATCAATCACAGTAGTTTCAAAAGCTTGTAACGCTGTAGTTGCTTGAGCCTGAGTTAAGCCAGCACGTTCAGCAATTTGTTTAATAAGTTCAGATTTAGTCATGGTTTTTTACCTAAGTTATTTTAAAGTTTGAGGTCTTTCCCACACCGAAGTGCAGGAAAGGGGGTAGCGTTTTAAACCGTTGCAAAATCGAGCGAAATCGCTTGATATTTACCTTCATGATCACGCTCGTAAAAGCGCACATAGCTTTTGCTGTCAGTCACAATAATGCTGTCACTGATGGCATCCATGGCACGCAGCCACTTTTCATCTCGAATGTCTAAACGACGTAAGCTTAAGACACGACCAGTGGAGATCTTTCCTTCCTTATCCACTTGGAAGGCATCATTGATCAGGACACGAATATTGTCGTTAGAACCGGCTGCCCATTCAGAAATACACTCATCAATTAAAGCTTTGGCAGCTTGCAGGCTTTCATCAAAGCGAATGCTTTCTTGACTTTGGCGTACAATCTTGTACTTGCCATCAAAGCTGAAGAGGGTCACGTTGCCTTTGTTGCCGCCCAGTTGCACACCGTGCTGTTCAGCAGAAAGCTGAATAAATGCCGCAATATCTCCAAAAGCTAGTTTTTTGAATGTCAGCATTTGCAGCTGGAGTTCTTTGGCATCATCAATCAAACGTTCAACCAAGTCGCTACGTTCAATATCAATTGCTTTGATTTGATCAACTGGGATCAAACGGCCTTTGGCATCGATGCGATATCCTGCTGGGATTTCAGTCATTGCGTTCATGTTTTTTTCCTACTTAAAATGCTTTTGTTTTGCTTCAAAATTGGTTTGACATTCAATACAGCGTGTCACCCCACCAAGTGCTCTACGTTGAGCTGGAATTTCAGAGCCGCAATCATCACAATCCAGCTCACTTTCAGTGTCATATTGCTGTCGATTTTCAAGCGTATGAGCTAAGTTCTCATCTGCTATTTCTCCAGCTAAATCGGCTAAATCTGCCATTTATTTAATCCTCAAAGTCCTCTTTTCGATGTTTCTTTCTGCATGCAACAGGGCATTGCTGGCATGCTCTCCAAAAGCGCATTTCTGCTGGATTTTGAGTGGGTGCTTCACGTTCCCGAAATTGCACGCATTCATCAGCCTCTAGGCTTTTGTCCAATATTGGGCAGTGAACACTCCCCAATACTTTTAAAACAGTTTCTTCAAGCCTTTCTGTACTGCCCACATACTTACCGCGAAGAGCAAGTGACAAACTAGGGCGGGCATAACCCAATTCATCTGCAACTTTCTGAATACTGCCAAGCTGCTCTATGCGCTGTTCAACCAATACAACCCATTGCGGTTTAGCTGTTGGACAAGACATAGGCAAGCACCCCAATCAGGACAATACTTAGGCATAGCAAAAGAGAAATGACCTGTTGACTACGCACCTGAACTTCACTTAACTCACGTTCATATTGTTCAGCTAGACGCTTAAACTTATTGCGTTCAGTAAATAGTCGGATTCTGTCCTGAACAACAAAGCCGTGTAATTCTGGGTCAATTTTTGCAGGATTATTCATCGTTAATTTCCTCATTATTCAGTAACAAAGTGCCGTGTTTAATTTCTTCTTCGAGTTCCGGGCGCTCTGAATACATAACTGTATTTGTATTTGGGTCAAAAACTTGTTTTGCACGTTGGATCTGTGGGGGAATAGGCCCCGTATTCATATCTGGTAAAAGTCGATACTTAGTTCTGCCTACCCAAGAGTTTCCTTGCTTTGATATAGCTAAATATCCAGCCTGATAAAGCAATATGAGATAACTATTTGCCGTTAGAGCCGAAATACTTAGCTCGTCATTACTAGATAGTTTTGCCAGTTCATCTGCATCTACCGAAGCGCGAGTAATGCGTAAGGTGTTCCACATTGCTTTATTCACTTGGTTGGTCACAAGCAGCTCCCCACTGCGGTTCACTTTAGGTGCGTTATAACCAAGGTCTTTATCCAGTTGATACAGCTTTTGTTTGACATGGCTATTTTCATGTCCGACAGCAACCGATTCCTTAAGGCTGATAATCCCCGCATTTTTTAACCCTGTGATAAAGTCACGAGCACTGTCATATTTCATTTGACCTAATTCAGCGACCTGCTGAATCGTGAATTCATTACGATGCTTACGAATGGCAGCCCAAACCCGTTGACGCGGTGATTGGTAAGGTTGTCCTGCATCCATAAGATTTTTCCCCTGTGTCAAAATTGACGAATTTGTACCAACTTGCATTTACAACAATCCTTAGAAACTACGTGGTTTAGGGCTTTCGCCAGTAACAAAGCCTTCAGGCAACAATGTTTTTAAGGTTTTTAGACTGATGTGTTTAACCCCATTTTCGAGTGCGGTTTCATTCAGCATTTCCAGATTGGTTGATACCCGACGGGTTGAACCACGTACTGAACTCAAGAGCTGTTCAAGCACAGGATCTTCAATCTCCAGTTTCGGTGCATAAATACTGCATAGCAGTTTGGTGTCAGACAGATCGGCTGGTAGGGCAGGCACCCAGTTCAAAATACGGCCATGAAAGCGCTCCCATTTCTCCAGCTTACGTGCCAGCATTTCTTCACCAATAATCAAGAACGTCCCTTGGCTGGCTTCATAAAGGTCACGTACAATTTCAACCTTGTTGCCAACAACAAGATGGTCAAATTCATCAATGATGAGAGGACGGCCAGACTTCGCCAGTTCACTACTCGCCAGTTCCATCATTTCAGACAAAGTTGCTGGATAAGGAATACTCATCTCACGCAGCAAAGCCTGTAAAAAAGCCTTTTTGGTGTAAGTACTTTTCACTTGTACATAAAAAGCATTGGTTTTGGTGGCTACGAAATTGGCAGAAGTAGACTTACCAAAGCCACTTGGACCGTAGTAGGCAGAAATACCTGGCAATAAAGGATTACGCTCCAATGTACGTTTTACAGCGGTATAACACTGTGAAATATTACGGATCTGCGCGATCCCGGCTGGAGCACTCATCTCCATTGCATTGACATTTGAGTTCATATAAATCACCATTAAAGTGTAGTTTGTTGTAAAAAGTGGTACTTCGAATACCGCTTTATCCTTGACGCTGAGCTAGATAGCCTTTTAGTTCAGCGTCATCTTCTTCAAGTTCTTGGAACTTTTTAGAAGTTTGGAAAAATTCCCAGAAAGTTTTATCTTCTTCGTTCATCTCCTCATTACGGTTAGACTTTTGATCTAAACGAATCCATCTTTGAATTTTGCTTTCAGTTGCAGATGGCATTTCATCGTTCACTGTTTTCAATGCACGGGCTTCTTTAAAATAAATCACCCCATCTTTAGGCGTTGAAACAGGCAAAGCATTTAGCTCTGCCATCAATTCAACATGTTGACTTTGGTTAAATTGAATAACAGTTTGATTTTCAATATGTTCAATCACTGCTTGCGGATTAACTTCCTGCAAGACCTCATCCTGCTTCACAGCTAGGCGGCGTAAACGTCCATCAGCACGACGTTGACGTGCTTGTTCAACTTTGGTTTGCGGGAAGTACGCCCGTTTATTGGCATTCCATTTCGCATAGCAAATCAAGCGCCCATCTTCGTCACGTACCGTAATTTGGTCAGCATTGTGTATGTCATAGCCCACCAGCACTGTGTCGCCGTGAAACTCAGATAGCTCTTGGCTAAAGTAACGGTTGCCAAATAGCTCGATTTCACCGCGGCGCACTTTACGTTCTTCATAAGGGCGAAACAGATCTTCGGCATCCCAGTCTTCAACTCGGTCAATCGGTGCACCCATTTCTAACGCTTCATTCCACGCTTCTAACGGACTTTGATGACGCTTTTTAAAAGTCACAGGGTCGGTAATGCGTTTCAGGCTGCTATGCGGTTTATTGTTGTAGTCATTCACAACTTTAGCTGCATAATCCAGAAAATCAGTCCAGCTCATTAACCCTTTTGAAACGCCAATCTGTTTAATTTCGCTTCGAGTGAGCTTGAACATCTTGTTGCTGGCTTCTGCATCCATATCTTTACCAATATATGACGGTAAATTTTTGGCAGCTTTGATCCATAAAGTCTGGTGACTGCGTTCAATCAAACCTTTGGCTTGCGAGTTGTATGGAAGGGCATGGCTCATTTCGGTATTTAAACGCGCCATCACACCACGACCTTTTGCACCCATCATCTGGTTCTTATAACCAGAGCCGTTATCTACATAGAAAATGGCAGGAATACCGCATTCGCAAGCACTCATACGCACAGCATCCAAAACAGCCCAACCACTTTCTGCAAGGTCAATCGACCAGCCCACTAGGCGACGTGTTGCCACATCAATAATGGCGGTAATCTCAGGACGAAAAGGCTTGCCATGCATAGGGTGCGCTACCTCAGCATCAAAACAGTGACCATCTGCGGTATACACATCAGTCGGCAATAGCTGCTCAGTATCACGGCGGATAAACGGCTGTAAGTTCTTTAACTCACGGTTGCCCATACGTCCTCGTTGCGCCTCAACATTGCCCATTTTTTCTTTAATGAAACGATAGGCTTGGTTGTAAGTAGGGCAAGGAACATCTGCTTTCAAATAATTTGGAAGCTGTTCCAACACAGCTGCCAAGCTTGGTTTTTGCGGTTTCGCCCAAAGTACAAGTAGATCATTGGCCCATACTGGTATTTCTGAACGACGTGCTTTAGGTGCCAAAACACTGATCACATTGATTTTATGTTGTTCAGCATCTTCTACAGTTTTTACCCAGTCGAACACGCTACGACGAGAAACGGTACGGCCTTCACCAGCTTTGGCATTGGCTTTCTGAACCGCCAGTTGCATGTCTTCGGGCAATAAAAGGGCATCAGCATCTGCAATAAATTGCTCAATTGCAGGTGTCTTTTTCATACCTTGTTTGATCTGCTGCTGAATGTAGCGCACCACAAACAGACGGTTTTCAGCAATATCACGTTGCCAATCCATAAGTTCATTTGGATTTTGAACATCTGCATTAATATTCAATTCAGATAAATTAATACCTACTTCAGATGTTGAAATGGTAATTTGGTTCTTCTTCAAATAATTTTGAATACTTACAGCAAGTTCAACTGGAATCATAAATTTTTTGGTAAACCCATTACGACCAATGGATTTCTCTTGTTGATAATTCCAATTCTCCTTTTTTGCCCTGTATTCAAAACCCTGACGATTGTTAGGGTAATTAGGATTTTGCATACTAGATTGCAATTCCACTAATTCCTGAATACTATAGAAAAGTTCCATTCAACGAACTCCTTAATGTTTATTCTTTGAAGTTCGTGGATAGATCCGCTTGTTTTCGATAGTCCAACGTTCAGGGAAAAGCACATAAAGTGGTAGTCCTAGGAACTTCGAAATAACAAGTTCTCCGCTTTTGCATGGCTTAACTAATGCACTGCGTAGAGTTGGTTCAGGCATTTGAAAATCGCGCGCTAAGTCAGAAAGGCTCTTACCCTTTCTGGCTATAGCCGCCTTAATCGAATGTTTGTCCCAGATAGCATGTTCGCTGGGTAATGGTTGCAATGAACCCATACTGAACTCCTTAGCCGTTAGGCTATTTTTTTAATCGTTAGAATCATCATTTGATGAATCTTTAAGTATGCTAATATGCAAAAATATTTAAATCAATACTTTTGCATATTAAAAAATATCCAATTTGTGTATATTTTTCTAATACATTGTTTTTACTAGATATATAAATATGCAAAATTGATATTTTTTTGCATTTACCTTTTGCATTTAAGAGGATTAATATGCAAAACGAAAAATCAAACGATATTGAAGATATTCAATTTTGGGAAAGAATGGAGCTTTTGATTGGCGATGAGCGTCCATTTCCTTGGTCGGAGCGAATTGGTTTAAATCGTTCAGCATTTCAATCAGCAAGGGCAAGGGGAAAGCGTCCGTTACCTAAGACGGTAAAAAAATGGGCTGAGCAGATAGGTTGTTCTTATGGTTGGTTAAACAGTGGTATAGGGAAACCATATGAGACAGCGTCATTAGATGCCACAGTGGCTGAGGTGAAGCTTGCTAAATCAGAGCAGCTAGAATCGAAGGGGTTGGACGCAACACTACTACAGCAAGCTTTTGATACATTAGAGCAAGCACTTGAGGCAACTGGCCGCATTATGCAGCCAAAAGGCGTGAGCCGTTTTGTCGCAACGGTATATGCGAGCTTAAAAGAAGATGAAGATATGGATACGGAGGTTTTACAGGACTGTATTCTAACGGTAGAAGAAGCGCTTAAAAGTACGCGACGAAATATGTCGTCCAAAGCAAAAACTGATTTGATCCTAGCAATTTACGAGCTGTATAGTGGCAACGCTTTATACAAAGAAGCAATGACCTCAACAATAAACCAGCTAATAAGGAGCGTGTCTTAATATGCTAGAACCCAGTAAGAATAATAGCTTTGGATTGAATGATTTAAAAGGAAAGGGTATTAAGCTAAGTACCAAAGCTATGGAAGTATTTAAAGAAGAAGCATACGATCAGAACGCATCAATACAGGTTAAGTTATTTGGAGATGAGCTATTCACGCTCAAATTTAACCTAGATGACATTAACAACCCAGATAAGTCCATTACACGAACCGTGGGTGCAACTGTTGAAGCATTACTGAATCAAATTCCTCTCATTAAAACAGTGCAAAATAAAAACTAAAAAAATAACGCATCCAGAGAAACCGCAAAATTCAGTGCAAAATAAAGGGCAAATCAAGTTCAACCTGGTTTGCCCTTAAAAATTTCATCAAACTACTGCTACCACTGGCTTTCATCCCACTTTATCTCAACTCTTCCCGCAATATCCCACTTCACACCAGTGCAGAATGAATTAATAAGTCACACAAATTAAACTTGCCGATGGTAAAGGACTATTTTTTATTATTGATAAAAATGGCAACGCCTATTGGAGATGGGACTATGCTCGCCCAATCACTAAAAAACGTAATAGTATTTCTTTGGGGAAATACCCAGAGGTATCGTTGTTAAATGCACGAGCAAAAAGAACTGAATGTCGAGAATTACTCGCCCAAAATATAGATCCAGTAGTTTTGAAGAAAAATGACGAAGAAGCTAAATTAGGTAAAAATACTTTCGCTTTAATCGCTGATGAATATCGTAAGACGGAAGAACTTGAGCCTAGTACTCAGCGAAGAAACGAATTCGTATGGGATAAGCTATATGCATCAATAGGTGCGATGGTAATAACCGATATAACACCCACTCAGATTTTAGATGTTTGCCGTATTTACGAAAGGCAAGGAAAGACTGATTCCGCTAAAAGAATGCGAAGCAAAGCATCTCAAGTCTTTCGATATGCGATTGCTTTAGGATTGTGTCAATTTAATGTTGCGGACCAGATTAGTGGGATATTAAAAGTTGGTAAAACCAAGCATAGATCTGCGATCACAGATGAGCAGAAGCTAGGACAGTTATTGAGTAATATTAATAATAGTGTTGGCCGTGGTGACATTGCGATAGATTATGCTGTAAAAATTTTACCCCATGTTTTTGTACGCCCAGGAGAATTGAGAGGAGCCAAGTGGGCAGACATTGATTTTGAAAATCGGGTTTGGAAATACACTCCTCCTAAAACGAAGAATCAGACCGCATTACAGCATATTGTTCCTCTGTCAGATCAGGTTATCACCTTGTTTAAAGAGTTACACCAAATAACAGGTTATACGGAGTATTGCTTTGTATCGATGCGGGATCAGTCCAAAACGATTAGCGAATCGACGATTAACAAACGATTGAAACAATATGGTTTTGAAAATGGTGAGACGACAGGTCATGGCTTTAGAGCGACTGCGAGAACACTCTTGGATGAGGTTCTAAAATTTCCAATTGAGCGGATTGAACAGCAACTGGCTCATCAGGTTCGTGATATGCATGGAAGGGCGTATAACCGAACAAAGTATTTGGAGGAGCGGACAGTGATGATGCAGGCATGGTCGGATTATCTAGATCAATTAATAGATATGGCTATCTGCTAGTCAGTATATTTAAAATTGTAAACATCACTTATATTTGTTTGACTCAATCTGACAAAGCCCTAATTTTACATTTTAGGGCTTTTTTTATTGCTTATAGTCAAACATCTGATTGTGTGCCAGACACATAAATAAGATTTGCTATTTCTATACCGTTAAATAAAAAGCAAGCTATGCAGAGTGAATCTATTTTGGCTGTAATTAAGCGTTCTGATTATGCAGGTCGAATGACAATTCATGGTTTTAGATCGCTATTTAGTACCGTACTGAATGAATCAAATTTGTTTAATCCTGATGCGAATGAGCGTCAGCTTGCTCATATACTCCGGAATAGAATTCGTACTATAACCACGCTTAGATGCGTGGTTTTTTATGCCTAAAAAAAACTGTATGAGAAAAAGAAAACTTATTGGTTCGAGTGTAATGTTGATCTTGTTATGTTTAGGAATTTAAGTGAAAAAACATGGGAATTTAAGTTAAAATATATGGGAATTAATGGGTTATATATTGGGAATTGAAGTGGTAATCTTGCTGATAAGGTATAGGGTATGACGTAAATCACTAATGAATAATATTGAGAAAGAGCAAGTTGAAGTTAACACAACTGATGACAATGATGAAATTTTGGGAGGTTTTTTCTCAGGCTCTAAGGAGCAAATGATTGAAAGTTTGGGAGAGGCAATAATAAATTATATTCTTGATAGTGACCGTTTGAAGACGTTGAAATATGAATCAAGATCACGTGTGGAAAGTAGTCATCAAACTCTAAGAAGAGGAAGGAAAATACATGAGAGTAGGCCATATATTTCATTGTATGAAATAATTCCTGAGAATAATCGTGAATTATTAAAGAGCATAAAGCAGCATGTTTGGGCAAAAGAATACCTACAAGTAATAGAAGTCTTATATCAAGAATTTTTTTGA